AAGTGTTCACGATAGTCAGTATCCTTGAAAATGTCGTGATTACCGCGGATCAAGACCTTGTCACCATTTAACCTGCGCATGATGCCCAAGGCTTTACGGTTAATAACAACATCACCCAGATGATATACTTTATCGTTGGGACGCACACGCTCGTTCCAGGCCCGGACCATAAACTCATCCATTTCGTCTGGATCGGTCCAAGGACGCAGTTTGGTCACACCATCGTTACGGGTAAAGCGACATACACCAGCGTGACCAAAGTGAGTGTCGCTAACAAGAAATACTGCTGGCATAGGTGCCTCCTTTCTAAAAAATATGGAGCGGGGTGCGGGAATCGAACCCGCGACTCTAGCTTGGAAGGCTAGGGTAATACCATTTTACGAACCTCGCATTGTTTGGGTCCGGGCCAGGGAATTGAACCCCGTCAAGCAGATTTGGAGGCTGCGGTGCTACCGTAACACTTGCCCGGAATAGACTGGAAGTGAGGGTGGGATTCGAACCCACGATTTTACAGTTTTGCAGACTGTTCCCTTGGGCCGCTCGGGCACCTCACTGTTTTGATTTGATATTGTATTATACCAGAAATACTATTTTTGGTCAACCAATTTTTTGATAATCTAAAACAGTGGCGTTGTCAATGATAGAAATCCAACGATCTACTGTTTTTTGTTCTGCCAGATCGTCAAACGATAATAAATTTTGCCAATATCGATATACTGACTCAGACAGATGTATATCAAATCTATCTGTGAATTCTTTTACATACTGCCAATCTGTTTTGATTTTTGTCATGTCTATCACTAGGTCAAACGGACTTTTATCAAGGGCAGCAGTCCACTGTAACCAATTCTCACTGGGTTGTAAACTTCCTGTTTTAAAATTTTTAATACAACAGGCACGGTATGTGACCAGTGGATCAGAATTTTCTACCAAAATTTTGATTTGATTTTTAGTTAAAATATCTTGACAATCACTAGCATTCAAAGATTTTAGTCCAAGATCGTGCGATGTACAAATAGTATTAACATTATTTTGAACTCGTTCAATATATGATGGGTGCAAGGTATTATCATTTTGACAAAACGCACTGGACGAAGTGCCGTTTTTAGGAGTCCGAAAACAACCATTATGGTCTATAGGGGGTGCATAAAATGTTGCCTCGTCATTGATATAATGACTAAGACGCCAGACCTTTAAATCTTTATCCCACGGTTTAACGTTGGTGGCATGTTCTAATAAGTTGGCAAACCCGTCCCCGCCGGCACCAGCATCAAAGTAAATCCAAAACTGCATCAATGCTCCTGTCCTATAGATCAAAAACAATAACGATAATCTTCTGCGCCAGCCACGTTGCTGAAATCCAGACCATCTATATAAAAATCACATCTTGATTTGTCATTGACCTGCAACAGGTTTTTGTTCATAAAAGTCAGCTCTAAGCAATCGGTTAGGCCTTCGGGTCCAATGTCCATGTGATTGTTGGCATGCAAATGCACAATTGAATAATGAGTTTGCAACATCTTGACAGCAGTTTCAAACTGCGTTCGATTGCCATTGCAAAAATGGAATTCCATGACCATGCCCGTGATACGATCGCGATAGTTGATCAAGTCATTGATCAGCACATATTCACCGCCTTCGATGTCCATTTTGATAAAAACATTTTTTTCATCCTGGCGTGCCAGACAAGTGGCCAGGCTGGTTTGGCCTGATCCAGGACCTACATTTTCCACAAAGTGTTGTACTTGGCCCTGAAAAAAATCTTCATATTCTGTTTGCAAATCTATATGTCCACGCACACCAACATTGTAGGCCACCTTTAACTGATCTTTGATCACTGTGCCATCATACATGTGTATGGGATCATGAGGTTTTTTTGCATGCCAATCCTGATCAAAACTCCAGTTATCTCCCAATCCCAGGCTTATCAAGGCTTGAGATTGATTTATAAGATCCAGTGGTACAACATAGCCACCATCCATGAAGTTGCCCAGGCGTGTAAGAACAGGGCCATCAACCGGGCACAACCATTGCAGATTGTTGGGTAATTTATTAACTATTATCATAAAAATATTTATAGAACAAAGGACTCAACGTTTAATTTATTTGGTTGCGGGTGACGGAGTTGAACCGCCAACTGGAGCTTATGAGACTCCCGAGATACCATTTCTCTAACCCGCGATAGATAGCGAAGCACACTCGGTGGAATGTGCTTGGCTATCGCCGGTATTTTTCATCCTACAAGAAGGATTCCATCCACCAGGCCGCCCGTTTGTGTTAGTTATAGTGTAACACAGGCCCTCGTTGCCTGCAACCACTTTGAAGATCAATCTTTTGAAGGATGACCGATTATTTTCTTCACTGCTTCAATCTGTGCTATCATCACTTCAACCTGTGCCCGAGCACGTTCATATTTGGCTTCAAGCAAGGCCGCACGCTCTTCGGGTGCCAAAACGAATTTACTTTGTTTTATGTTTTCCATGTTTTCTCCTAATAAAAAACCCCGGAGTGTCTAGTTCCAGGGTTTCGAATATCGTATGGTGTCTTATACTATTCAATGCCCTGAACCTCTTTCTTCACAAATTGTCCATAGAACCACACTCCCATTTAGATTGGGTTGTGGTAAAAGATAGGTCACTTTGCGATTCAACATAATAGTATTATACAGGTGTATTTATACTGTGTCAACCTGATCTGGTCAACAAAAAAGGCACTCACGGTGCCTTTTTTGATCTAACAAAAAACTATTAGAAATTTCGAGTGTAATTAACATTTATAGTTTTTTGATCTGCATCACCTTGCACACGATCATATCTTACACCAATTGTATCTTGTTTAGTAACAGCATAACCTACTCCGGCTCTCCAGGTTCTAGTGGTATCGTTCATGGCAGTGTTGAATGGAGTGCGGAAACGCCACCCAGCGCGAGCAGTAAAGCCCGATGATCCCATTGGGACACTAACTCCAGGTTCCACGCTGTAGTATCCGTAACTGCCGGTGCTGATATATCGTTCGCCAATACCTGTGCGAGTATACAAGGTCGCAAACTTTGTTGGTAACAATCCAGTTACTCCGGCTTCAAGTCGAGTGCTGGCCAATGCATTGTTGCTATTTTGGTTGATTTGTAAAACTCCTACATCGCCAAGAAAGTTTTTGTTGATGTTTTCTCTGACTGCCAGGCTCCAACTGCTTTGATCTGCTGATTTGACATTGTCAACATTGCCATATTCAACCGTGGCTGATCCTGCGTGGACCGAACCTGTTGCGAACACTAAACTTAGAATAGTTAATAATTTTTTCATGCTTGAGATTTTCCTTTTAAAAGAATGTTGGGTGAGTCACCCAACAAGTTATTTAGTGGTTTTTGCAGTGACCAACAAAAAAGCCTGATTTCTCAGGCTTTTCAGACTAGTTTGGGTAACAAGGCATAGTTGCCCCGGAGATCATGCCGCTAAGGCAAAGACCTCGTCATTAGATGCGTTTGCATAGTCATCGCCTACTGTGTTGCCTCTTTCGCTATCTCACCATGTCGAAACCGATCGGGCCCATTAAAAAACACACTCCGAATACGTCTACTCGGCGATACCTGTAACAGGTCTCAATTTGCACCCTTGCGGCGTGTGAGTGTATTTTTTGGTGGACCCGGGGAGAATCGAACTCCCGTCCACAATGCCTTCACTACGAAGGAATTACAACAATATCGTTATTATACGACACACCTATTTATGTGTCAACCGGATCCGGCCCACCACCACGTTTAGAGAACGTGGAAACTATAGTATCAATAAGAACACAACAGCTACTACAACTACACCAATGGCAAAACTGTAGTCTTGATTCATTCTGAATCCCTCCATGCCTTCAACTCGATCATGGCATACAGCAACAGGGCCACTGCAACTATTGAAAACATGATCAACATGATTAATTATACCCTTTTACTGCCTTGCCGTCAATCCGAGGATTGCCTTTTGCATGGGCATCGATTATTTTATTACGATCACGCTCTTCTGGCAACGGACCACAACCTAACCTTGCCCACTCATCTTCTGAGTAGTAATAACTTTCTACTGGCGTCTTTTTTTGTTGTTCCATGGTGTAGATATTTAGTTGGTGGGCCGTGAAAGAGTCGAACTTTCTTCTGACGATTATGAGTCGCCGGCATCTACCGATATGCTAACGGCCCTGAACTACAGTTTAACATCAAGGCCTATAGTTGTCAAGAAACTGTTGCAGATTTCCATACAGGTTTACCATCACAGCTTCCTTGCTGCCAAAAAATACGATTTGCTTTGGAACACCTTTGGTGGCATGTATGTAGTAGGGCATCTGCATCTTTCTGTCCAGATCCAGTATGGTTTCATGATTGAACAGCATGAGGTTGTCGATGGGATAACTGTAGTGTTCCAGTTCAAGTTTTTTCACAAAGGTGTCAAACCCTGTGCTGGTCAGGCGCATGCCTCCATTTTTTCTAAGATTAAACCACCAGGTCTTCATGGCAGTGTCAACACTGACAGCCAGATGTTCGGGCAACTGCGATACCAGTTCGGTGGTCAGACGCTGTTTGTCTCGCACAATTTATGTTGATTTGTCAGCGATAAAAAATCAATTCGATCGTACGATCGTTCAAAAAACATATTTTTATTATGTAGTAATATACTCATATTATTATCCCAGTGCTTTTTCCATATATCAATGTCTAAATCTAGCAATCTTTTAACTTGTTGCTGGTAACTTTGATACCGCTGTTCATCGTCAACTACTGTATCATACGAATAGTCTATAAAATTGGGGAATTTAAACCCCAGCGAGGTTAAGTGGCTTATAACCCCGCTAGCACTAAACGGCAGTATAAAATGCCCTTTCAATAGCGGATCGTAAGTTTTTTCTGTCACAGCAATGGTTGTTCCGTACTCGATAGTTTCGCCGTATATGCTAATAAATGTATTTTTATAATACTCGTTGTGCGGCGGCGCATACGCAAAATAGGATTGCGACGGACAAACTTGTTTTTCAAGATCTTGGATATTATCAATGAAAGGAAAGTCGCTGTGCGAATATAAAAATTTTGATGGATTATCGTCGCTATTTCCAATATAACCTAAATTTTGATATTGGACACTGTCTAATAACTCAACCAACCGTGGCCTAAATTTTAAATTCCTGGTTCTATGACTTCTATACGTTTTATTTGGCGCTACAAAAATTTTAGATTTATTATTGGAGTCGGTTAAATTAACATCAACGTAGTTATTTTTATTATAATAACACCATTTTACGGTATTGTCTCTAAACGGATAGTTGTTGTAGTATGCTTTGGTGCGATTGAATAAAAAATCATTGTGTATAATTTTGTTAGATGCTTCTGTAGTACTGATTGTGTTTGATATTATAAAAAAATTATCTGGTAATTTTTTTAAAGCATCAATACACCTTGAAATTTGATCTTCAAAATTATGAAAAATATCTAACATTATGTAAAATTTAGCTTTTACATTATTGATTACTACGTCCCCAAAAAAATCGTTAAATTCACAAACTGCGATATCAATAGTTGGGTGAGAAATATCATTAGTAACAGTATAATCATTGGGATTATTTAAGTCAAAAAACATTTTTAAATCACGGGTAGAAGAACTAGGAATGTATATAGTCAACGGCATACACTATTTACACCCTATCTATAAAAAGTTCAAGGATAGATCTGGTCGCCGGACTTTAGCAACACCACAGTGAACTTGTCAGTGCGGAATTGTGTGTTGAGTTTGCGGGCCAGATTCTTGGCATGGCCTGGATTTGAGAATGAAACTTTTTTGTATTTGGGTCCTGGGTACTGTACCAGGAGATTGCTGGTTTTGAGATTGATAGGATCGCCATCGTAGAACACTGCCCAGATGCCCTCACTGGCCAACACCTGTTCAGTCTTGTAAGTTGATTTGTTGGCTAGTTCAACTAGCACTTGTGGCTTGGGGCGACTCATACATTTATTTATGCAAAAATATATGTATATTTAGAATGCGCCGCCGTCCATTTGCACAGTGATAACTTCGGGTTCTTGAGCCTGGGCTGCCGCATTTTCACGCAGAGCCTGCAGATCTATCAGCATACGGGTGATATCTGCATGGAGATCTTTGGCATCTTGTATGCTCATAGTAAACTCTTTAGCACCGCGGGCTTCAAACCCACGCACTCGGTCAACAAACTTTTGTAGGTGTATGCTCATCAGCAACCTCCTTGGTTAAAAATGGTCCATGATACGGATAGCGTTGTAACACTATGAGTTTGGGACCTTGCACGGTTTCCCAATGGCGCCCTTGTCGAACAGCATACCACCCTGCGGCATACCAACTCTTGCTCTTGACAGTTTGACCGGCAGTGGGATATCCATGAACTTCGTGGCCAGGTCGAGTCTTGGAAGTTTTTGGTATGTGTTCAAATTTGATATTGACTCGTTGTTGCAACATCCTGATAGTTTTGAACTGTGCCACTTGATTGTTGATACGCACCTGATAGCCATCCTGACAGGCCTCCACATTTCCAATCTTGCGATTGTCCTCTTGCAGGATCCAAAACTGTTTGTCAATTACTGGCTTAGCTACTATGGTCATTGAGTACTCCTTGATATGTTTGATTCATCCATCGCCCAAAACTTTCAGCGTTTTCACTGCACTTGTTCAGTTCATACTTGCCGCAGAACTGCATGAACCTTACTCCTACCTGTCCCACATCCTTGTGGCTGATCTGTTCACGTATGGCAGCATCTACTGTGACCTTGACGTCTTGGGGCTGCGCTGTTAGGTCAATTAGTGTTCTGTTGCGTTCATAATCATCTAACACCCTATGCTCGACACCATCTGGGTCAGCCCAGCGTTGTAGCATCATGTTGTTCCACGAGTATCCTTGCTTGGTCCGGTCTTCAAAGGCTTCTTGGAGGCCAACTTTGTTTTTAGTGCCCTTCGTCCGAACGCCAGGGAATGCCGAGAACACATTATCACTCGAATCACCGCGCATACACTTCTCAAAGAGAAGCCATTGCGGATCTGGAATTGTCTTAGGCTCTTTTGTTTTCTTATCGATAACTGGTTTACCTTTGGCATCAAATATTCCTTCTATGGTGTGTAATTCGTCTGTAATACCGTTGTATTGTTTAACATTAGATGCAAGCAACTGCACAAAGTCAGTGTCGCTCGAAATTACCACATGTTCGTCTTGGGGATGTAATGCAATCCAGCGAGCTATGATATCGTCGCCTTCTGCGGTAGGACACCGTACGACACTACAGTTGGTCCTCTCACTCAAGTATTTAGTCAGGGCATCATAGGTTTCCCAGAACATTTTGTCTTCTTCTAGTTCTGATTCTGTTAGAGCTTGTCTAGCTACAACACGGTTGGCCTTGTAGGGTTTATAATGATCCTTGCGCCAACTGCGCCCTTCCAAGGCAAACACCACATGATCAGCTTCGAAACGCCGGGCCATCTTGTTGGCAGCCATCAAGGTCACATGCAGGGCGAAGCCCACTTTCTCCCAGGTATCGGCCGCACGGAATGCGCCATGTCTGGCACGGAAAAACAAATTTGCTGTGTCAATCAGCACATACTTCATATTGGGCCTTAAAAGAATTGGTGGTCAATACAGTATTGTAACATAAATTGGGCAAAAAATCTATGGGCATCCTTGCCAAAATGCCAGGTTCCTGGGTGCGGATCAAACCCATTCTGGCGCAACATGCTGTCAAAGGTCTGGCTGGGATCATAGGGTGCTATGTAGTTGGCATGCCAGTTTTGGTGTTTGGTCACTCGACTAAAGTTGTTGTTGCCATTGACAAACACATGCGGTATGCGTTTTTGATCCAATTCCAAATGGAATGCCCAGATCAGATCATGTGCCTGTTGTGTTTTGGTTGGCCAATCCGTACCTATTACGTAGTTACGATATTTTTCTTGTAATTCTGCAGGCACTTGATCCTGTCCTGAAGCATTGACCTGATAGTAAACACCCTCGTGCAACCATTCTTCGCGTTCCCAAGTGCTCCATTGTATGATCAAGAGATCTGGGGTATTTGTGCTCAGCCATTCACGTGTGGTACGCAAGATACGATCATTGGAGCTGGCACTTTCTGCATGACACGACAAATGAGCTCCCATGAGACGGGCAAGTCTGTTACCCCAACTCACGGCAAAATTGTCAGGATGTGGCAGGCGACCTAGCTCATGCAAATCGGGATCGTCCTCGGCAAACGCATAGGCATTGACTGCTTCGGCTGCGGCAGTATGACTGTCACCGTTGATGTATAGTATCATAAAAATTCCAGTAAGGTTTTAGCCATTAATAAATTTCCCTGTTCTAAAAAATGTCCTGAGGAATCTCGAGCACAGAAATCAAATTTTTTTGAATAAGTTCCATCGGGCCACCATACCCATGAATCATGATTCAGTGAGTTGATCAGACTTTGTAGATACTGTGTTGTTATTTGTAGACTTTCAGGAAATTGCACGGGTTCGTGTGCATAATACTCAAATGCAGATTTAGATATCTCATTTATCTTGCCAGATAGTATTGCTGGAAAATGGTTGTCGTGCAAGGCATTAAAAAACATATATGGTATACCCATACTGGTCAGTAGTTTATCCATGGTTATCATGTGCCGTAATGTGTCTTTAAGAGATAAAAAATCATTATGACAGCAACGATAATAAATTTCATGTAACAAATTTGTATCAGGATTGTGATGTAAACTTTTGTCTTCTATTAGGCTACTGTGCGGGGTCATTCGTATGTATTGACCGTTGTAGCTAGACAATTCATTGCGAACAAAACTAGTCCATCCTATTATAACTAAGTCGGGTTTCTTGTTGGTGTAAAGCCACTCCTGTGTGGTTCTTGCAATTCGAGAATTACTACCTCCGCCGATTGCTAAATTTGTCAAAGGTTGGGATAACTCTTTTGATACTATGTTAGGCCATGCCTGTGCCTGATTTTCAAGATCCCAACATTCAGTAAAACTACAACCATTAACCAAAATCATCGCGTTTGAACTGCGTAGTCTTCTGGATGTATGAGTGGATCTGGTTCAGCTGGTTCATTTTTTAACAAGCGTTCGCTTTCAGCCTGTGCCACACGTTTGCGCAGACTGCTGGAACTGAAACTGTGATCACGACCATTGAACACTATTTCAATACCACGTTGATAGCATTCGCGTTTGCCAGAAAAATCTTTGTCTTCATACTCTACACCCAGGATACGCACATCTACTGGCAGGATCAACAGCAGGTCTACCAGATCCTGTTCAGTTTGATAAACCACTACCTCATCCACATATCTGCATGCAGCCAACTGTATCTGTCGTTCCACTATGCTCTGCACCGGACGATTCTTGGTGTCCGGGCGATCTATAGTGGGATCTGTTTGCAAGCCACAAATCAAGTAATCACAGTGATTCTTGGCTTCGCTCAGCATAGCAATGTGACCAGCATGCAACATGTCAAAGGTACTGAATACAATGCCAATCTTCTTGCCGTCGGCATGTAAGTGTTTGATATGATTGAATATCATGAAACTTCCGATCGACCATCGCCAATGTTGCGGCTCTTGATTACCCGATCACGTTCGGGATTCATGGCTTCGTACTGTTCATAGGTCTCCATGACCACGTTGCGACAAACAGTGGTAAACCAACGATCCACGATGTCGGCATCAGTGTCTTTGGCGTTCATTTGATATCCAGCACGCACCAAATTGGCCACGAACTTTTCGTTCCAGTCCAGTTCAAAACTGCCCGATTGGAGATTTTCTGGATCAATCTCCATGCTGAGTATGGTCACATAAGGCTCGCCACGTTCGGTGGCCAATTCTTTTTCTGATTTCTTTTTGGGTTTGGGTGTTTCTTTGACTTCGGGTTTCTTCTTACCAAAAGTGTTTTTTAACTTATCAAAAAATTTCATTTGTTACTCCTTTAATTGCCATATAATGTGCTCTTCTCGATCGTGCCAGCGTGTTTCAAACACCGGTTCTCCTGGCCCTGTGTACATGGCACGTCCACGATAGGCCCAGGTACCGGGCCATAATCGCCGTCTAGAAATTTCACAACGATGAGGCCATTTCACACGACACAACTGCCATTCTGCACGTATATAAAACAGTGCATCTTCGTCAGACGTGACATGAATGTATTCTGGAATAGGACTCATTGCCGCCTGGTATTTCCATAGTGTACGACAGTGACACCTGGCATGTCAAGTGGAATACAGCGCCACGGATCCACAATCACACTTCCGGGCCGGATGTCATAATAAAAATGATCAGCATGATCGCCAGTCACATTGCTGTATGTGACTGCACGATTGTGAGCCATCAAGACCACAGCTGGCCGATCAAAATTGTGCAACACATCCACAGTATCGTCGGCCAGAGGATCAATGTAGTAACAACGATGCCCTGTTTCAGCGACATAAAATCCCACCAAAGTGCTGTAACTGCCAATGCAGTAGGCCACATCGGGCTTGTAGGCCTTGCCGTGTATGACTATAGGCAAATTGTGTTTTTGTGCTTGTATGACCAAAAAATTTGCTAGGTTTTGGGCCTGGCATTCGCGTGCCTGCATGATAGTATCAAACAGATCATAGCCAATGTCGTATTCTTCAGCCAACCAACGCAGGGCTATGTTATCACGAGGATGACATGCTCCAGCATCGCCCATGCCTGCGGTCATGTATTTGGGCCCCATGATGCGTTGTGTGCTGGCTGACAAAGCTGAAGTCACACAGTCCACATCGATATTGCCAATGCGTTGAGCAAAGTCCTGTATCATATTGACCAAACTCAGCTTGGCACTGATAAATGTGTTGTAAAAAATCTTGATACATTCGCACTCTTCCCAGGTGCCGGTTATGATTCTGGGACGGTTCTGCATCATGGGCTGATACACAGCCGCCAGTTCAGCGGCTACACCATCGTCTCTACCATCTTCGGTACCAATCATGATCATCTCAGGATTGACCATGTCCCACTTGACCGAGCCCATGGCTATGAGATAAGGATTGTACACAAAACTATGTTGTTCGTTCAGCAAGCCAGCCAACTGCTGTCTGCAGCTGCCAGGCAATACTGTGCTGATAAGCACCACACGTTTGGCTGTGGTTGCATAGTGATTGATCTTGACCAAGGCCTGTTGTACTGCGTCATACAGGAAGTTCTTGGGCGGTAAATGACTGCTGGGCACACTGCCATCATACTCGGCCGCATGCGGAGTCGGTACTGCAATAAAAATCCAATCACTCAGTTGTACAACTTCCTGTAAGTCACAAATTTCTATACTATCACTGGTCCTGGGTTCAATGTCGTAGCCACGTACTCGATAATGCTCGGCAAATACCTCGGCACAGTCCAGACCCAGTTTGCCTAGACCAATAAATCCAATGTTCATTTGCCCCATCCGTTGCCCCAAAGGTCCACATGCAGTCTTGGACTGTAGTACCACCCCTGCTCGCAACAGATGTTGGCAATACGCAACTTGTTACGGTCATAGGGCTCAACCACACCGCCTTGTGGCATCAAATAAATTACACCATCAAATCCAGCACGACGATATTCATCAGTGGCACGTATGGCTTCTTCAATGTGAGCATCGGTTTCGACCACAAACTTCAAGTAGACCTGACCCCATTGTTGATAATCAACTACAACACTTGGAATAATTGCATCTTCCCACTTTTCGCCAGATGCACCAAGTTTGGCACTGACACTGAATGTGACTTCACGTCGTGGCAGTGTAAAAGGATCGCTGTCTTCGGTATTGCCATACCAGCGGTCAAGATTGTCTTTGAAATCATCTGTCAGACGTTGGGTGCCATTGGTTTCAAAGGTAAGATTGCGCAGAGTTCGCATGCGCGGATGCAACAACAGTTCTCCATAGGCACGTTGCCAGCCCAACAAGGGTTCACCCCCAGTTATGACCAGGTGTACATCATTGCAGTTGTTTTGTATCCAGTCTTTGTTGGGTGTGAGTTCCAGCATCTTGTCCACCAATCGGTCTACTTCATAGTTAGGGCTTAGATGCTTGAATGCTGGATGCCAACTTGCATAACTGTCACAGCCGGTATCTACCAGAGGTAGATTTTCAAATCTGTCGTACATGTGTACTACCTCAGCTACATCATCGGCACCTGAACTCTTTTCCCCCGGAGCACAACCAAACCCGCTACAGGTAAAGTTGCAGCCATAGGTTCTCAAAAACACACTTGGGACACCTACAAAGCGACCTTCACCTTGTAAACTATAAAATACTTCACTGATTTTTATTTTCATTCGCATCCTCTCGTGGCATATTCTGTACCGTGCAGTTTAAACCCATTTTGTAACAGCAATGGAATAGCAGTAGCACACTTACCAGTTAATTGATTCGTCTCATTATAATACGTATCATCCATGATTACAACTGATTGCTCATCTAAATATGGCAAACAATATTCTAATTGTAGTCGGTGTTCTTCTTGACAATTTTGATTGTTCATTGTTACACCTCTTTGAGCATATGAATCAATTTGTCCTTGAATCCAGTCTGGAATATTTTCTGGCTCCCAGATCCAATCAAAGTTGTCAAGATATAAAACTTTAATCTTTTTATTTAGGCCCGGTAACATATTTTTGCACCAATCACTTCCAGAACTTGTCACTATCCAGTTAATTTCTGGATGCTCTTGTTCTCTCTGACCGTGCTCAACATCAACGGAATAAAATTCTATATTGTGTTGTTTGGCCCACTCATACAACCACAAGGAACTGCCCTCTCCTCGTTCGCTACCAATTTCCAACGCAATGTTGTTTTGATCAACAGCAAGATTAAAATTTTCTAGTTTACTATAAGGTTTTGATCCCATTTATTTCCACCAATCTTCCCAAGGAAATACAATCCATACCGGATCGTCTGATTTATTAATTGTTACAGCTGAATAATTTACATCCAATTTGCTTTTACTACTTTCGTTGTCGTACAAACAGGCCACACGCACATTGTTGCCCCAGACTTCTTTCCAGCGCCGGTCTTTGGGGAAACAACTACTCATCCAGTCTTCGCGGATCCAGTTGAGGGTCGCTCCAGAATCATTGATATCATCCACGATAAGAATGCGTTTCCTACCGTCATCGGATGTCATTGGATCAAAATCTCTGTGACCAAAAGCATCTTCGGCCATCCAAAGATTGCTTTCCTGCTCTGCACCATCACGTAGGCTTACTTTGAGACATTCCATTCTGCAACCGAGATATTGGCTGATCAGATTGGCCGGAACCAGACCGCCACGTGTGAGTCCTACCACATAGTCTGGACGCCAGGCGTCTATGTGTAGTTGTCGTAGAATTTCTTGCGTTTGGCATTCCACGTCCTGCCAAGTGTGATAGATTTTTTTCATACTTAATTATACACTACTTGTGAAAAGATTGCAACTATTTAGATCGATGTGCAACAATTTTGGTCATGCCTTCGGCAAAAGTCCTGGGTTGATACTCGGGCCAAATTGTTCGTAGTTTGCTAATGTCAGGTCTGCGTGTGACCGTACTGCCGGGCAAGCCGGGTTTCAATGTCCACTTGGCCTCAGGGTGGCCCATGGCCTTGGCAATGATATCAGCTGCATCTGGTATAGAAGTTTCTGCATCCGTGCCAATGTTGATCACTTGGCGTGTGGTATGATTGGCACAATAGATGGTGGCCGCGATACCATCTTCCACGTAACAAAAACTGCGAGTTTCATGGCTGCCGGTGACTTCGAACGTGCCCAAATCAATCTTGGCCATTTGATCAGCAATAAAATGTCCAGCCTTGCTGTCCTCGCCATAGATGTTGAAATATCTGCAGATTACCCAGGGCAATTCGCTGTTGGTCAAATAGTTTTCGCTGGTGATTTTGGCCAGTCTATAACTCCAACGAGCATTGTGTATGTTCTTGACAACCACATCTGTGTTTTCTGGTGTAGGGCTTGTAGGATCGTCACTGACAATCTCACTGCTACTGGCATAGATCAATTTGTTCAGTTGTGTTTGTTGCTGTGCAAATTCAAATACTCGTACATCTGTGATAAAGTTGTTGGTCAAGACCTCGGTGGGACGTTCGTAAAAGTTCTTGGTACCGTTGATGGCTGCATAATGATAGATCTGATCAAAGTCTCGGGGCAATTGATCAAATGCTGTGGCCGACAACAGGTCTACTTTTGACCAAACATCACAGGGCGGAATTGTGGAACTACGGCTGTGATTATCTATGGCCCAGACTATATTGTCAACATCTTGCTTGAGTTGACGACAGATTTCTGTGCCCAACAGCCCACTTGCGCCAGTCACTAGTATTTTCATTTGTTGAATTTCTCGTTGTCGTTGATTACACTTTGAATTAGACCAACATCAATGTCCAGTCGCTTGATCAAATTGTTCCAGGCACTGGTATCCTTGGGCAAGCAGTGTCCGCCATAGCCACGTGTGTTTTTATTGGCCATCAAGTAGGCCTTGTTGATACAATCACGTTTAGTTATAGCATTGTATACATTCATGTAGTTGGCACCCAACCGGTTGCACACTTCATAGGTGATGTTGGCAAATGTGACCTGCATGGCGTGATGCACATTGTTGAAATACTTGACCACTTCAGATTCAGTGGGACTCACACAAGACACCTGCTTGGGATAAGGACCGTGTATTTTTTTGATCGTTTCGTAGTCGGCTTCACGTGTGCTACCAATGATCAACAGATCATGATTGTGTATAAAGTCGGCTAACGCTGTCTTGGCACGCAAGAATTCTGGCACATTGCAGATATGCAGTTTGGGAAACTCAGCACTGAGACGATCGGTAGTGCCAGGAATCACTGTGCTCTTGATAGCTATGAGTCCAGCATAGTCGGCTTGATCAAGCTGGCTGATGACCTGTTCTACGATACTGACATCACAGTCGCCATTGGGCAACTGATTGGTCGGCACACTGACAAACACCACGTCAGTGTTTAACACATCGGCCAATTCGCTTTCTGGATAGGCTGGATCAAAAAAGCTCATGTTGTGACCCAAATATTCCAGACCTTCATACACAGCGGATCCCACTGTGCCACGTCCTATGATGCCAACTCTCATTTGTAATCTCCTGCAATGATTGATTCTACTCGGTATGTGTCGCTTTCGTAGTCCTCGCCACCTCTGGGACCTTCAGCAAAGGCAATGAATGTACAACCATGTTCACCTGCACGCATGGCATGTATTTCGTTGGGTTCGCTGATGATCATGTCGCCGTGTATGGCTGTGAACATGTGTGTTGGTTCAGCTGAATCTAGCGGTCGGCTGTAGTAGTTCAAACTGCCATTCAACACTAATGTATATTGTGTGGTCAATTTGTGATAGTGATTGCCACGCACAGCCTTGGGTGCGTTGGTTATGATGCAACCATGATTGATGGTGCGTGCATAGAACATGTCAGTGATGGTACCACGTTCATCGGTGAATTGTCCCAGGCCTCGTTCGGCATTGTGATTGATATTGTAGTGTTTCATAAGGAAAGAAATCTTGTGCGAGGATTGATATTTAGTATGACTTCACGCAGGGCTGAACTAATGTTCCAACTCAGCATGAGTGCGTAGGGATTTTCGTAACTAGCAAATTCTTCGTCGCTGACAATGGGTATGCGTGTGAGCGGAGTGTACTTGCCTTGCTTGTGACTGCTGGCATCTGTGATACAACGGATCACTGTGGCATCAAGTCCATGCCAACGCAACCAAGTATTGGCCTTGGCAGCAGCACCCACACCAATTACCACAGCATTAGGTTCTTTTTCCAGCAGTTGATAAAAGCCACTCAGCCATTCAGCCCGTTGTCTTTGGAAGACACCCTGCAGGATCTGATAAAATTCTGGATTGAACAAGCCAACCTGTGTTTCTCGTTGTATGGCCTCTTGTACTTTGGCTGGCATGTCAGCACCAGTGTCCAAGCGAGCAAACACTCGCAAACTGCCGCCATGATAATTGACCACATCAAAATCTGTTATTTCGAGGCCAGCTTGTTTCAAAATATTCCAAGCACTTTTTATTGTAAAATAGGAGGGATGCTCGTGATAGACCATGTCAGTGAATCGACCGCTTTCGATCATGCTCAACCAATAAGGCACTTCAAACACAAATATCCCAGTGGTACTCAGGACCTTGGACACAGCTCGGGCAAATGCCACAGGATCGTTGGCATGATTGAACACATTGTTGGCCATGATCACATCAGCCAAGCCCATGCGTTGGGCTATGTCCTTGGCCACCGGCTCACAAAACAAGGCCGGCATAACTTCTACACCGCGTTCTTTGGCAATACGACACATGTCCATGCTGGGATCAATACCGATGGCACGTGTACCATCTGCACGGAATTGATCAATCAAGTAGCCATCGTTGCTGCCAACTTCAATGGCCAACTTGATTGCACCCACACGAGATTGTACAGTGTTGGCGTACTCGTCCCAGTGGGTCCTGGCTGTTTGACTGTTGCTGGAAGTATAACTGTAATTGTAAAGACTGTAACGATCTTGTGCGTCACTGAGATATCTCAACTGTAACATGCCGCTGTCAGGATTCAACCAGACTTGCAAAGGAAACACCGGTTCACTGAGATGCAGTTGATCCGGTGCTATGAACGTGTCGGCATAGGCATGCTGGCCAAAATCCAAGACCTTGACCACTGGCTCACCGGTAATCAAGCAGGTTGTTATGAGTTGACTTTCAGTTATTTTCATTGTTGTCTTACCATTTGTGGTTGGCCTGAGTCATCTAATGCTATTGCAAATTGACCAGTTTGGCCATTGGGATCATTTTCTCTCATGCGTTGCCAAGGATCTTGTTTGCCAACCAAAACATTGTTGAAATAAGTCAGGTCCAGTTTCATCAGGTCCATATAGGCTGCCAATTTGCTTAGATCCGCTTGTCGCCATTGAGCAAAAGCAGTGTGATGAAAGTCTCGGGGATCGCTAGGGTTCCCTTCAAAATACTGTTTGAGTTTGGCCGTTTCGTCGGCACTACGTCCGGTAAGGTCCGGGCGGTCGTGTGTTACATACACATCAATGATCTTCATGATGTCTAAAAAATATGCCAGTTGACTGACCTCGGCATCCACCAACTGATGGCGGCTGAGATATCCTGTGATTTCACGCCATTCAGCTGGCATGATAGGAAAGATGCTGTAAGGATGTTCGTTGTGCGCATGTACCTTTAACAGTCGAAATTCGCCTGTGCATTCTCTGATGCGTTGATCCCAATCGTGGGTTTCCATGATAGCATCATCACTCCAACACATCAACCAATCTGCATCAGCATGGCCAGCTAACGTATCAAAGTAACGATTAAGCCCGGCATACCCCAAGGGCTCAAATTCAACGGCCATGTAATTGGCATTGACTTCATCCAATCTAGGCTGGATCACTGTGGTAAAATGTTTCTGGCCTATCAAATCATTGTTGTCAATGCCAATCAGGAACTGTATACTGTCAAGATCCTTGGCCAGATCCAATAGACCGAACACGCTGGCACTGAGACCATCAGTGCGTTTGTGTGTAGGCAATAATACTGCTATGTTGTATTCACGTTTTTTCATTGGGCACTAGAGTGATTTGTGTTAATTTGTTTTGCACAGCAGTTTCTATGACCTTGGCCACATCATCGGCCTCCAGACTGAGAGATTGTGCATATATCTGTTCGATCTCCTGATCAGTCTTGGCGCCTTGATAGTTTTGTTTCAGCATGTTGGTCTTGATTTTGCCAGGACAGATTTCTGTAAACAAAATTTCAGGAAATTCACGTCTCAAGGTCTGCATGCTGTATCGCAGGGCGGCCTTGCTGGCAGTGTAAAAAATATTTAGGGCTATAGGATCTTCGATATTGTAACTGGTCACAAACACAAATTGACCCTGTGATCGTTGTTTCACATACTGTTTGGCCAACAACAGGGCACCTGTAAAGTTTACTGAGACCTGCTGACTTTGATTTTCACAGGTGTTATTAAGCCATCCTAGATAGGCTCCAGCATTGGCACCAGCACAGTTTATGACCACATCATATTGGCCAAGATCGTATTGATCAATCTGTTCAAAGTTGCCAAGATCCAGTTCGGCACGAGCAGGAGCATACACTCGATTTTGATCGCTTAACCTACGTATCACAGCTTGGCCAACTCCACTGCTTCCACCTGTGACTAGGATCTTCAAAGAATTATGCTTCATAGACTGCACTGTTGGCTCCATGTTCGGCACATTCAACTCTGACGCAATAGCAACGATTGTTGGTCTTTATCTTGATCAGTTGATCTGCAAAGTTGAAAGCATGTTCGGCAAACTTTTCTGCACCCACACCTTCGAACATTCTGATCTCTGCCAGGCCCAGGGCTTGTAATTCTTCAAACTTGGACAAATAAGGATCTGCATGATCCAAGGCCAATTTGTGATCAAAGTGATCTTCCAGCCATGCTTTTAGTTCTTTGAGACTACCAAAGTCCACGGCCCAATTTTTATTGTCTAATTGATCACAACCAAATGTGAATGTAAATGCCAGGCTGTATCCATGCAACAGATGACAGTGACTGTGATCGGCATTGGGTTGTCGAAATACTGCTGAAAGACCAATGTTGTGTCCGTAGTGTTTTGTTGAGTAATACTTTGCCATTGTTATTCTCCTATGTTAGATTATAGCATAGGCGGCAGAATTTGTCTAGCGGGATGACGCCATAAGACCGCTGTAATACTATTTACGATAGTTACCTTTGCCGGGTATGGATACATCACCGTTTGGCCAGCGGCCTCACCTGAATTGTAACCAATGTTAAATCCATCACACAGACCTTCGTGTACCATAGCGTTGCCGTCGGCCAAGGCATCTTCCATAGCCCGGGCTATGTGATTGGGATGGTCATCCTTGGGAACATACAATCTGTGACCTGGTGTACAGGGATAACGATCCAGAAAGACTATTGTATCAGATTTTACTTCTACTACATTGTCCCATGGTGCTATGCCCGCGGCTTGTGCTTCACGCAAGTTCATAAATTTCCTCTTTGAGATAACGAATCAGTTCTTTGTCTGTGGGTGTTACTCGGTAATTGTTCTTGAAGAAGATTTCATAACTGTCCGACCCGTATTTTCCAATACCATACAGTTTGTCAGCTTGGTTGCCATCCCATTCTTCAAAATCCAGGGTCATTTGTGTGAGCCGATCATAGCGACGATTGACCATGCCCAGACTCCAGATCACATCACGCACCTCGTCTGGAGTGGCCTGCAGGAATGAGTAAGGTGTAGGCCATTTACTCCAAAACACAGGTGCCACAGTCTTGACAGGTTTACGGCCTGTTTGGTTCAGCATGATCACAGCGGTCATGTGTTGCCAGGCCGCATTAACCCCCTCCAAGCCATCGGGCAACTGCTGTTGCACCATGAGATCATCGCGGAGTGGTTGGATCATCTAGGAGCAAACTCTTGTTGCAGTTTGATATTGTCCATGAAGTCTTTCTTGGTGCCAGGATCAGTACGGAATGCACCTTTGAGAACCGTGGTCTGGGTCAGGCTTGAGTGTGCCATGATGCCACGATTCTCACAGCAACCGTGTGTGGCTTGGATATACACGCCAATGTTTTCGCTGTCAGTGGCTCGGGCAATCTCTCTAGCAATGTCGTTGGCTAGTTCTTCCTGGAGAGTGCCACGCCTAGCGCACCACTGAGCAATACGAGTATACTTGCTAAGGCCAATAAGTTTGTTGGCAGCAATGATACCAATATAAGCCACCCCAGATACAGGCTGGTGATGATGACTACACATACTACGCAATTCACTTCTAACAACCAACATTCCTTCATATCTGTCCTCACTATCGTTGGGAAAAGCAGTGGCATCGGGTCTGTGTTCATACCTACCTGCCATGATTTCATTGAAATACATCTTGGCCAGTCTATGTGCCGTGCCACGACTGTTGGGATCTGTTTCGCGATCAATCAACAGGCTGTCTAATACTTTTTCGAATGCCGCAGTGGCTTCGATGATCAACTGTTCACGCTCACGATCAGTTTTGATGAACTCACTGATGTTGTCGCCGGCCCAAAAACGTTTGCCACTAGCTCGCATGTTTTCTCTGATTACTTGGCTAAGTGGTCGACCTTGATCAACTACAGCATCTTCATAGCCGGGATGATATGGTGCTTCTGCCACTATGCGGCTTTGTTTTAAGGTGTCAAATGTTTGTTGGCTGGCATTATTTTTCACTGCATTCTCTCTGTCTTCACTTGTAAATGTTGTCATGGTTTCCTTTTATTATACAGGTTATTTAGATTTTTGCAAGATCAAATGGAATATTTCTCAAGTCTGGATAAACTCCGGGCTGTGCTTGTGGTTCATGATTGGACAACAAGTCCAACCCACGCCCACACAATTCCAGAGTAGGGCAGTAATGATAGCCCAGGATCAGTTCGGTTTCGTTCTGCCAGGGTATGTGTAGATCTCTTCCGTCACTACGTTGGCGGCTGAACTTGCGGTAGGCTTCTGGGTCGTCCAACAGGATAGCACCTACCTTGCCCAACTGCATGGGTTTGGTCCAGCCAAAACTCAAACACTGAAACTGTCCAGGTCTATACATGCCAGGTTGTAATCTACGGGCCGAATCCCAAATTCTAGTATTGCCAAATTGATACTCACCTGTCCAGATCTCATCAGTGAATGCAAACTTGATGCCCAGGTGACGCATGAGCATGGGCACACTGAGATAGGTGTAGGCTGTAAAACTGGTTTGTCTCACAGCATCATATCTAAAGCAAAGTTCCAAGGCATGGGTGCAACCATCTGTGACCACCACATACGGAGCTCCGGTGTATTCAGCCAAGGCGGCCTCAAAGTCAAACAAGGCTCGGAAACTCACAGTGACCTTTCTGGAAAATACGTATTCATGTTGCCAGATCTGTATAGATCAGCGGTAAGACAATGTATGCCACCGTCCCAAAAAAACTTGTGTCTAAAAGGAACTACATGAACTGTGATATCAAATTTATCTAATGCAGCAACTATCTGTTTGTTATAAGTGAACATCAATACATTTTTAGGATCAATGATCAACATGTTGACATCAAATATAGTTTCTTCTACATTGCCAGTCCAATGCTTTAGATTTGTTTCTACTAGATTGATTAGATCATCATCGTGTTCAAACCCAGGAATCCACCAACGTCCTTGATTTTTATTTTTGAGTTGTGTGTATTGATCAAGCAGGTCTTGATTCATAGGCAACAACTGAACTACTTCCCAATCTGGATAAATTTTACTGTAGTCATCAAGATATGGGGAACTTATAATCAATCCTGGACACACTGCACAATATACTCCGTCACTGTGTCCCTGAGTGTTGACAATGTGATTTCTAGTATTAACAAACTCTTGATCCAGTAGTTGTTGAAATTGAGTTAGATCTCTTTCGTAGGGATCAGTACCAAAATAACAATCTTTTCCAAGTTGAGTCACTTGCGCCCCATTGACAAGATCATGAAAATTGTATTTGATTTGATTACCTTGAGACTCAATGCGATTTAAAATATGCTGGTAGCAATCTTTGACATGCAATGGAACAATGGTGTTTTGATACTGATCAAATTTGTGTACAATAACACACTCGTTTTTAATCTCTGCTGGTAGTGCTTCAAACTCGGCCCAGGAAGTGCAGTCTGGCCAACTAGAGTCTCGAACATCCTTGTACATCTGTGCAATGTCTGCAGGATAATTTTCGTATTCGTTGAAATAGAATTTGTCACCAATCATGGCCATGTAATCGCGTGGCGACATTGGTGGCTTGACATATTTGCCATCGACAAATTGGCACGCAGGCAAATCAGGGCGCAACACCTCTACTCCAAAACTTTGTAGTTTGGAAATTAAAAGTTGATAATCCTGTTCGGTTTCTTGGGCAATTGTTTCAAACAGATTGCGTACCCGAGGTTTGGTGATCCAACTATAAAATTCAGGAGGATAACTGCGGCCTACCACACACACTTGCAAAGGATCCCAGTGTTGATAGACCGACCATGTCATTGATTATACCATGTCCAGGCATGACCAATCATGTCTTCTAGACTAAAATGCGGTTTCCATCCACTGACAGACATAAACTTGCCGGCATCAGCTGTGAGCATGGCTGGATCTCCTTCCCTGCGCGGACCTACATTGTATTCCAAATCTTTATGCGTGATTTTGATAGCACCATGTATGATTTGTAAATTGCTGTAGCCTTGATTGGTGCCCAAATTATAAACATCTGCTGGAATAGATGCACCCATGGCCAAGACATGTGCTTCGGCTAGGTCTTCCACATGTATGTAATCTCGCACACAGGTTCCATCTTCGGTTTCAAAATCTGTACCATTGAGCACAAATGCACCGGTATTGTCTCTGATGGCCTCCAATACTCGTGCAATGATATGCGTGGTACCCGGCGCTTGTCCATGCCGTCCTTGGCTGTCTGCACCACAGGCATTGAAATATCTAAAACTCACAAAATCCAGCCCATAAGCACGACGATATGATTTTAACAACCACTCAACCATCAGCTTGCTTTCACCATAAGGACTGATGGGTTCGGTGGGATCAACTTCTTGACAAGGAGTCATTATAGGACTCCCGTAAGTGGCTGCCGAACTTGAAAAGATCAATCGAGGACGCGGTTCAAATTTCAACAAGGCGTCACAAAGACGTTTGGTCTTGACAAAATTATTGTTGTAATAGTCTTCAGGATCGATCATGCTGGGGCCAACAAGACTGGTACCGGCACAGTGTATCACAGCATCGGGTCTAAATTGTTCCATGGCCTGCAAGGCTATGTCGCCAGCAAAATCGCCAATCAACCATTTGGCGCCCGAATGCTCCAGATGATCTGGAGCCTGTACACGATCAACCGCAAACACACTGTGGCCTTGATCCAACAATTTTAATACAGTTTGTCCGCCGATGTATCCGGCGCCGCCAGTGACTATGACTCTCATGATTCAACCTTTACCACCGGATACTTGGCATGGACCACATGGTCTCTGTAGCGATTGCCACTGCGATTCCAGATTTCTCCACGCCCACTTAAGATTTCACATATACGATCAATGGTTCCATGATTCCACTCACTGATCAGGCCCATGTTGTGATGTGGTCGTTCCAACAATGCATACAGCTTGTGTTCAGCATCATCAATGCTCCAAGGCACATACAGTCGATCGGGATCATTGGCAAAGGTTTCAGGAAAACTGCGATAAGCTGGATATAACACATTGGCACCCAGGGTGTCTGCTTCGCTGACTGTGTTGCTTACCCAGTCCTGCAAGGCACAGTTGAACAAAACTCGAGTATCGTTCAACAATTCATAATAACGATTTTTATTCAAATTTTCGTAGATTTCCAAATAGCCTTTGTGTTGCAACTGTCTTGCACGTTCCACATATTCGGGATTGTTACTACGCAGTGGCCCACCCTGGAACACCGCAAAAGAAATGTTTCGGCCGTTCGGTTGTGATTTAATTTTTTCAACCAAATCCATAAAGAAACCAGGTTGTTTCTCTTGATCAAAGCGTGCGGCAAATCCCACACGCATTTTTCTATCAGCAAATAGGCGTATGTTTTCTGCACCACCAATACGTTCCAGCACTTCGGTTTTGCCAAATGCCAGGCCACTGATATTGTAGATTGGAGCCGACCATCCTGCAATACGCATGTGTGCTACCATCTCTTCATTGGTGGCCAATACACCAGTCACAAACTCATTGACCATTTTTTCATACAAGTCCATCCATTTGGCCATGCCCCATACATGCACAAAATCATCTGGATCAATAGCCTGTGCAAGACAACGCACCCAGACTTTTGGACGTCGATAATCTTCGATCTGGTCCATGATGTAGGGCAAGCTCTCGATGCCAGGCTGGAACATGTCTTCAAAATACACAACGTCTTCGCCGGTGACATCGCCATTACGCATCATCTGCACCAGATTCATCATCTGGCTCATGGCAAAGTAACTGCGTCCATGTGCATCTAGTACCTGTCCTACACTGATGCTCTGTGAATTGTCAATGGTAGAACCTGGCACATAGATCACTTCGATACCACGGCGCTCAAATACACGCCGGTTCCATTCAGTTAGTTGTAGGGTGTAACGGGCTTCATATGATTCGAGACCCATGTAGAACAACTTTCTCATTTTTTATTAGTCCTTTCCAGTAATGATATTACATAATCAGCTATTTTCTTATGACCGTTTGAATTAGGATGACCTGTTTGATCTATATCTGTTTTTTTATCAAGTCGTTTGCTTGCAGCAGACTCTACATAATTCCATTCCTGACTATGAATTTTTAAATATTCAAATGCACGAACATATCTATCCCAATCATACGTATTTTTAGGAAAATACTTGCTGACAAAATTATGTATGTTTTCAGTTGAATGCAATATTGCATTATTTTCAATGCTGGTATCCCATATCTGCACCAAAAGATAACGACAATTATGATTTTGACAAAGCATGTGTATGGTCCAAATATCTCGATAGTACCGATAAAGACTATCAATCTCATTGTGACAATATTTGAATATAAATTCTTTTATTGTATCATTTTTTTCACCAGTTTGATCATACAATGCCGTAATTGGGCCTATGCTCCACGACCCAAAATTTGGAGCCGGTATGTGGTACCTATGAGATGCAGTTAATCCTATTACTATTAATTCTGGAGTTTGTTGCTGTATAAAAAGATTTTTTAAATTATCAACAATTCTCCCATTGCTACCACAGCCCATACTTTCATTCCGGCATTGCATACCAAGATGTTTTGCAACAATATTAGGCCACAGATCAGTTCGATGCAAATCCTGATCCCATGTCCAACTATCTCCATTTACATACATCATACCTTACACACGACGATATCCTGAGAATCTGCGGCTGTCTTCATCCCACATGTTTTTGGCATTTTTGCCTTGTGTGAACTTGTTGTACTGTTGCCAAGCATAGCTCTTGAAGTTGTAAAGATCTTCTTCACGGAATCTGTAACCAAAGTCCTTACAAAAATCCAAAAAGCGATCTAGTTCTTCCATGACCTGGATGGCTCGGGGGTTGGGACGGTATTCACGCTTGCCCATAGTGGTTCCTTTAAATTACAATTGATTGTGTTGGGAGAGTAAGGTTATAACTAATGCAGCATCCGTTCTCGCCGTCTTCGGATACTTCAATCACTACAGCACGACCTGGATACCGGTCGGCTATCTGTATATATAGGTCATCTGCCATCATCTCGCAACTTTTCCAATCAAGTTCTAAAACGGTATTCGAACCGCTATACAACGCTTCGAGCCATCGTTTGAACTGGATGAACTCGATGTCTCGGTCGTTGTGGAACACATCGATTGACACCCTGAAATGAAATATATGGCGATGAGGATTAGCAAGGAACGCGACATCATATTCTCCTGCTGTATTTAATCTAGGATCTGTAGCCGCCGCTGGATAGCAATGTATTCCTTCTTTCCTGAACGTTACCCAGATCTGTCTTTGTGCGGCTGTTTTAACACGTTCAATAGTGTCGCGTTGTTCTTGTATCATAATAAGTCCTTAATTCTAGATTCAACATAATTGGCAAATATTGGACTGCCAGTTTCAGCATCATAATGAAATAGTGCAGGTCCTTTTGGAAGTTCGTTCCAAACAGAAAAATCTCTTGGGCGGACAACATTCTTTTCTGAGACCCATTCTATATCTTTTGAAAAATCCCATTGATACAAACTTTCAATAAAAAGTAAATATGGTATATTTGCTTGCTCTAACCTTCTACACGCATCACTGATAACCCAACTGTCTGTTTGTCTTTTGATTCCGCTATCATATAAGTTTAACATATATGACCGTAGTGCGTCAAGCTGTTCGATAGTTAATTTGTTATTGCCAATAAACATCAAGTTATTTAGGCTTTCCGAAATAATAGTTGGATCTTTGATCCATGGATAAGTGCCACTGAGAGAATTAGTATGCAGTATGTTAGATATACCTCGAGATTTAACATATATCTCAGGTTGAGCTGTAAACCAGTCTTTCCAATTGAATGACTTTTTTAACTTGTTCCAGACAGAACTGTTTTGATTACTAATAATAGGAAACTCTCCTCTATCCGGAGTTGTGGTTCCTATAATAACAAAATCAACGTTAAGTTCTATTGATTTATCTACTTGCAATCCAATAGCAAAGTTACTACATCCACAGCGAGCTAAACTTAACAATGTCCAATTATTTTCAGCACACATAACTTCACCAAAACTTTTACCCGGAAGATTTGTATCAGCAGAAAACCAACTATCACCACATATAGCAATAACCTTGTTCATTTTATTTTTGTAATAGTTCCATAGTTACGATTTTACCAATAGATTCGGCTAAGTTTTCTTCTTGGGTGATAATATGCAGTTTGATACGATTTTCGTCCTTCTTGTGATCATACCAACTGGACTCTACTATTGTACCACCCGACACTGCCTGCACTTTGAACACAATAGGATCTGGAAGGTCAATACCACTTGGGCTGTCATCACATAGTTGTTCGTCACCCAATGAAACACTAATGTTTCCGCGACCTATCCTGCTGGGTTTGCTATCTTCAGCATCTATTAAAAAATGAAGCAGTCGTTGTCTTAGCCAGTGTTTCATTCCGAATCTCTCATTTCACGAATCCACTCGTCCACACGTGTCTCGGCTTCGGCTTGACTCATAGCCGGCACAGTGATCAGATATGGTCGGCCAGGTCTGTGGCGGATGTCATAGCGTATGGTCCCGTTGAGGATCATGTCGTTTTCATCACGCAACACTGTGAACTCTTGCAAGTTCTGGGCGCGGTAAATGGCTCGTTCCGCTAGTACTCTAACATCATTCATTTGATTACCTCATCTTTGGTATATTTAGACCAGTCAGTGAATTGACTGTGTTTTTGTAAATCATGTAAGCTGTGGCACCACACTCCGGGATTGGTAGCACGGAAGTCTCGATCATCCAGTTTGAGTGTGGCATTGTATCCAAACTGTCGGATGTAAGGTAGTTTGACACTGATCATAGGAATAAAGTTATGATATTCTACCAAGAAACTTTCCAACAAGCCTTCTGCTTGGGTAACATCAAGATCTAGTGTGCAAAGACAATTGGCATCAAGACATGGGCGAATCATACCTTCCCAACTTCTCCACCCTTCCCCATCATTGGTATCTAATTTAGGAAAACTCTGATTGGCACCAAAATAGATATGTTTGCAATCATTGGCTAGAGCTGTGTCCATAACAGTGTCAGCATCGTGTACACCCACCACAAACAAGGTGCGGAGACCATATGCTGGCGAGTGTTCTACTTCGGTTCCAATAAAGAAACTTACTGCTTCATGCCCTTGTCGGTTCATTTTGCTGTTATTTAATTGGTGGGTGGGAGCCAAAGCTCAAGAGCTCGTGCTGGATAGATTTGAACCGACCCCTTTTCAGTCCAGCTTTCAACAGCATAGCCTTCTGGGGTTAGTTCAGTACTGTAAGTGCCTACTACAGTTCCATGCCATTGACTGCCAGAAACTTTTTTGACAGTGTCTCCAAGTTTGAATGTGTTCATTGTGCTTGTTCATGTTCGAGTTGGTCTAATCGGGCCTGTTGGTCCGGGCTAAAGTCTTGTTCTAATTGTACACTATCTTCTGTGTTGTCGTCAACAGTTTCGAACAAAGCATTGAACTGGCTGTGTGCGTTTTTGGCTTTCTTGCCTTTGAATCCACGTGTGCCCACAATGTCCATCCAGTAACGGTCGTAGTGTTCAATTATGGCCATGGCCTCAGCTCGATTGGGTGTGGCAAATATAGCATCCACAATGTCCTTGAATCGGGCATGATCACCATTTTGATTCCACATCATGGCTGGCCACGAACCTGAATCATACTCACGGTTGGCACGTTGTACAGCTTCGATATGCATCCAAACATTGTGCCCCATCAGCAGGGCATAGCTGAAACTATCCCACGACGTCTTGCCTTCCTTGCCAATCTTGTTGAGATCACCGGGCTTGTAGATACAAATGTCTTTCATCTGTAACTGTTGACTGATTGGACTTTCATCAAAGTGATTGATCAAACCGTCGGCAATCACAGCAGGCCCAAACTGGCGTGTGTCTGCGGCATACTTCTTGTCGTCTACAATGGGGCTCATACGATAGCACCATTTGTCGTTGTGTGGCAAATCAATATGATGATAAACTTGACCGTTGGCTGTGGCCAAGAACGGACTGGCA